CAAACTGGAACTCTGCATATAACAATACGATTACAGGCTTTAGTGATAGTGGTTCTTCAACAGTAACACTAACACTTACTCAACAAGATGGAGGGACTTTAACCACATCTTTTGCAGTACCTCAAGGTGATATAACAGCAGTTAATGCTGGAAGTGGTATAAGTGGAGGAGGAACTTCAGGGTCAGTAACTATTACAAACTCAGACAAAGGTTCTTCACAAAGCATATACAAAAATTTTACTGCCGATAATGGTGGTACCGCAACAGCTAATAGTAATAATGATACTATGGATATAGCTGGAGGAACAAACATAAATACTGCTCGTTCAGGTGATACTATCACTATTAACAACGAGATTACTAATAACAACCAGCTAACAAATGGTTCAGGTTATGTTACAAGCTCAGGCGTAACATCTGTTGCTACAGGAAATGCAAACACATTAACTAAAAGTGGTACTACTTCAGTTACTTTAACACCAAATACTGGAGCTGTTACTAATGGAGGTGGAAATCTTGCTACAGGAGATCAAATATATGATTTCGTTACAGGACAGATTGCCAACATACCTTCAGGTTTAGCTTTTGAAGGCAACTGGAATGCAGCTACAGACACTCCAGACTTATCTGGAGCATCACCAAGTAACGGACAATTTTATATTGTATCAGTTGCTGGTTCAACTAACTTAGATGGAATAACTGATTGGAAAGTAGGAGACTGGGCCATATATGTAGACAACGGAGCTGGAACAGATGCTTGGCAAAAAATTGATAACACCTCTATATTAAGTGGATCTGGATCATCGGGTAGAATGACATTTTGGACTGGAGCATCTTCATTAAGTAGTGATGCTGATTTAACTTATAATAGTGGTACAAATGTATTAACAGTAGGTAGTGGAAATTCTACAAACTGGACTACGGCATATAATAATTCTATAACTGGGTTTAGTGATAGTGGTTCATCTACAGTTACTTTAACTTTAACACAACAAGATGGTGGCACACTAACAACTTCGTTTGCTGTACCACAAGGAGATATAACATCAGTTGCTGCAGGAACAGGTATAAGTGGAGGTGGAACTTCAGGAGCAATAACAATTACAAACTCAGATAGAGGTTCTTCACAAGCTATATATAAAAACTTTAGCGCAGATAATGGCGGTACTGCAACGGCAAATAGTAACAACGATACTTTAACAATAACAGGAGGTACAAATATTAATACAGCTCGTTCAGGTGACACGATTACTATCAATAACGAAATAACTAACAATAACCAGTTAACTAATGGAGCTGGTTATACTACTAATGTAGGGGATATAACTGGAGTTACTGCAGGTACAGGAATGAGTGGTGGAGGTACAAGCGGTACTGTTACTTTAAATTGTTCTATTACAAATAACAACCAGCTAACAAATGGAGCTGGATATGTAACGAGTTCAGGAGTAACTTCAATAAGTACAGGAACAGGATTAGATGGTGGTACAATAACTGGATCAGGTACTATTACTTTAGATTTATCTGAGTTTACAGATATGACAGCTGCTATGACAGGATCAGATGAGTTCATAGTATTAGATTCAGGAGCAGAAAGAAGAAAGGCTGCAAGCGAAATAGGACTTAGTATATTTAATAATGACGCTGGCTTTACAAGTAACAGCGGAGACATAACTAATGTATCTACAAGTTCTCCAATAAGTGGAGGAGGATCAAGTGGATCAGTAACTATTTCTCATGCTAATTCAGGTGTGACTGCAGGTTCATATGCAAGAGCTACTGTAACAGTAAATGCTACAGGACACATTACGTCTATATCAGCTAATGGTGATGCAACTGGTGTAACTTCGGTTGCAACTGGAACAGGATTAACCGGTGGAACTATTACATCCACTGGAACATTATCGTTGAACTTAAATGGTTTATCAACAACAACAACTGCTGGTAATGCAGATTTCTTTGCAGTAGTAAACAGTAGTGGTTCACAATATAAAATAGCACCTGGTAGTATAAACATATCTACATTTAATAATAATTCAGGGTTTACTTCTAATGCAGGAGATATTACTGCAGTAGTTGCTGGTACAAACCTGTCTGGTGGTGGTACAAGTGGATCAGTTACATTAAATATGGCAACTGGTGGAGTTGGTGCTGGTACTTATGGTAGTACATCAAATAGCACTAAAATAGATAACATAACAGTAGATGCATATGGAAGGGTAACAGCTGTAACAACAGGAGGAACTGGTAGTGGTAATGGAGATATTACAGCAGTAGTTGCAGGAACTGGATTAAGTGGTGGTGCATCTTCAGGTAGTGCTACAGTAAATATAGATGTAGGTTCATCTGGAAACTGGTGGGATAAAGGAGTTATGGTTGCCTCTGATGGTGTGGTGGAAGTTGGTAAATATATGGACTGGCATGATGCTAATGGCGATACTTCAGACTTTGATGTTAGAATGACTTGTGTTGGATCTCAAATGCAATTTAGTGGGGATATATTAGTATCAAGTACAATTAATTCAAATGCAGATTTAAGAGCGCCTATATTATATGATTCGGCTAATACAAGTTACTATTTTGATGGAAGCAATACTGGAGATTCTATTAGAGTTGCAGGAGACATTGTAGCGTTTTTCTCAGACGAAAGATTAAAAGACATACAAGGTAACATACCAGATGCTTTAAACAAAGTAAAACAACTTAATGGTTTCTATTATACAGCTAATGAAAAAGCACAAGAGTATGGTTACGAAGCAGACAAAAAAGTTGGATTATCTGCACAAGAAGTAGAATCGGTATTACCAGAAATTATAAAAGAAGCACCGATCGGTGATGGTTATAAAACTGTTGATTATGCGAAGGTTGTACCTTTACTTGTTGAAGCGATAAAAGACTTATCGAAAGAGTTAGAAGAAGTAAAGAAACAACTTAATCATAATTAACAATGGCAGTACCTTCAAGTGGAACATTAGAAATGTTAGGAATAGCTCAAGAGTGTATGTTCGCTTCATATGGCTCAGGAACTATAACAGGTGGTATACATATAGACTGTCTTGTTAATGGTGGACAGTGTGCGCCTGGAACAATGACATTTCCAACTATTAATACAAGCTCACCCTCACATCCAGACACCTCTACACCATACAAGTTTTCAGAGTTTTATGGATATGATAAAGATGCAGTATCATCTATACAAAGATTTAGAACTACTTCTAATTATCCTAAAATATTTTTCGGATGTTTCGTAACATGTAACGTTGCTTTTTATACTGCTGGTGCTATTTCGGTAGGGAACAATGTATATCAAAATTCAGCTTTAACAAATCCGTTAGGTAATGGAAACTGGGGATTTGCAGGCACAACATCTGGAGCATCCTCAACAGCTGTGATGACTCTTGTTTTTGGTACTGGCTATGTAAATAATATATTTTTATGTAGTGGTCCATCAGATGAAAGATTAAAAAAGAATATTAAAAAAATAGGAAAATCATTTAGCGGTATAAACATATATGAGTTTGAATATAAATATCCTGAATTATGTTATGGAGGTAAGTTTCAAGGAGTATTAGGACATGAAGTACCTTGGGCAACTACTGAAGATGATAATGGATATTTGTATGTAGATTATTCAAAAGTAGATGTAGACTGTAAATCAATTAGGTAGTATGAAAATAGAATCTATAAAATTATCAGAATATCAAGGAAAATACTTTAGTGTAACTAAAAGTCATGGAAAAGCTACAATGCATTTTGGAGACAATTACATTGATAATGAAGATTATTATGCTGATTATATGTTAGGTAAATGCGAGTGTCCTGTATCAGAAATGTTTGAAGGTATAGGAACAGACAGTATCCTAATATGTGGTTTAGGTATGGGGTTAGTTCCATTATTAGCAGAAACTTTATATGGCAAAGTAGATGTTCTTGATTATAATAAAGAACTTATAGATTATATATCTGACAGAAATATTTTACCATCAAGTGTAAATGTTATTTTTGCAGACGCATATACATATACACCTACTCAAAAATATGATTTAATTTTGGTAGATCTATGGTGGGATTCATCAGATATTAATGATGAACAAAAAGCTACACTTCAAACTAATTATGGTGACTACTTAAATGATAATGGTAAAATAGTTTTACCAGTAACATTCAATTCTTTGTAAATATATTTTTGTTATCTTTGTGGTTTATGTTTAACAATTAAAATTAAATAAAATGGCAAAAAAACTTAAAGAAGAAGAATTAAAAGAGATTCAAACATTAAATCAAAAATTTGTTAATACAAAAATTGCTATTGCTGACGCAGAGGTTAATAAAAAAAATCTTGTTTTAGCATTAGAAGGTATACAACAAGAGTTTAATGATATTGAAAAAAAATTAATTGAATCATACGGAGAAAACTCTATAATTGATTTAAAATCTGGAGAAGTAAAAGATCCTGAAGTAGCTAAAGAAACAGCAGAAAAAAAATAAAGCATGGCAAAAATAAGCAACCAAGCAGCATATCCCTTAGTAACTAACGTAGATTTAGCTGACTATCTTGTCATGACCGATAAGGATAACAAGTTAGAAACTAAAACAGTTACGGTAGAACAATTAAAAGATTTGTTTGGGGTAACTACCTTGGTTGCTCATGTTATTGTAAACGCTGGTACTTTAACTAATTTAGGCACAACAGATGCAACTTTGATTGCAGCTCCAGGTGCAAATAAGGTCATAGATCTTATAAGTATTGATCACTATTTAGACGCAGGAACTGCTCAATACCAATTTGGTAACGATTTAATAATTAAAATTGGAGCTACTCCTTTTGGCACTTTAAGCCAACAGTCGGCTAATTTTGCTACTGATTTAGTTAGTAAAATTGAAACAGGTGCTACAACTAAAGTGATAGAACAAAATACTGCTGTAACATTAACATCAGCAGGAAATCCAACAGCGGGAAATGGTATAATGTATTTTAATATTTTATATCGAATACTTAATGTTGGACCAACATTTTAATTAAATGGATATAAGAAAATTATCAATAGGTTCTGATTACAAATCAGGAGCCATGCATTATATTGTAGGTCAAGAAGTTTTGGGCGGTAGTCATAAAATTCACTTAATTCAACAAGACACTAATTACGATTCATATAAAATATGGATAGAAAAAAATAATGAGATTGTTTTGTGGAAAGAATTTATAAAGACACTTCCCATATCCATTGAATACAATATAAATTTTTGATGCAATCCTTATATTCTTTTATAGTTACTCCCTTAAAAAATCGTAGATATGACAACATTAAATACTACGATGACAAGCGATTTTTTACAAGTGTAAGTGAAGAAGACCATACGGTATCAAACAGGTTTGCTAAAGTATTACAGCTTCCAAAAAATTATAATGGTGAAGTAAATGTTGGAGACACATTATTAGTTCACCATAATGTTTTTAAATATTACAATGATATTTATGGTAGACAAAAAAGTGGAAGAAGTTGGTTAATTGATGATTTATTTTTGGTAGATCATGATCAGTTTTTTCTATACAAACAAGAAGATAAGTGGTATAGCCATGGTAAATATTGTTTTGTTAAACCCGTACCAAAAACTAAATCATTTATTGATGCCGCAGGTGTTACAAATGAACCTCTACATGGTATCATAAAATATTCTAACAAACAACTTGAAGAATTAGGTATCTTTGAAGGAGATCTTATTTCATTTCAACCTAACAGTGAATATGTTTTTTATGTAGAGGATGAAGAGTTATATAGGATGTATACAAATAACATTACAATTAAATATAATCATGGATACAAAGAAAATTAAAATAGATATTATTAAAGCAGGAGAAAGTGCAGTTAAAGAACTTATTGATGTTGCAAAAGAAAAAATTATCAAACCAGATCCAGAAGATGAGTTAGCTGCGGATAGATTAAAAAATGCAGCTGCAACAAAAAAGTTAGCTATATTCGATGCATTTGAAATACTAAAAAGAATCGAAGAGGAAAGGGATAAATTAGAAGGAATAGAAACAAAAAACAATTTACCTAAAGGCTTTGCAGAATCAAGATCTAAATAATATTTACTTTGAATTACAAAACGTAATACCTAAAGCTGTTTTAAAAAGAAAAAACAGCAGTCACAGTTGGGGATATGGGTATAATGAAAAGTATGATATTGTAGTCATATCTAAAGATGGTACAATAGGCCAGTGTATAAATATATCTGGTTTAAGAATAGCTCTACCCAAAACTCCAAATCAAGTATACAAACGATCTCAAAAAGAAAAAGATCAATATTGGGAACCTTTTGATATTCATAGAGATATAAAAAAAATACCTAATATTTTTGTTTGGCATGATGCTCCGCCTCCATTTAAAAACAAATGGATAGATTATATAGAGACAGAGTTTAACAGAAGAGAAAAAGGCTTTTGGTTTTACAATAACGGTATACCAACTTACATGACGGGAACACATTATATGTATTTGCAATGGACTAAAATAGATGTGGGTCATCCTGATTTTAGAGAGGCAAACAGATTGTTTTATATTTTTTGGGAAGCGTGTAAAGCTGATAAAAGAAGTTTTGGTATGTGTTATTTAAAAATAAG